GTCGAGTCGATGTAGGTGATCATTTGTTCGGCGTCGATTTATCCGTTGGTCATCGCGAACTCGCTGTGATGGAACGACTTGAACCGGTCCGCTCCGTTGTCGACCCACAGCCACCACCCCGCCCCGCCCGGTTCGTTGCCGGTGGTCATGGTCCCGTCGAACGGGGCCACGAGGGGGACCCCGTAGGGGGCGCCGTAGTCGACGCCGCCGTGGAACGACCCGGCCTGGCCGGTGATCGGGTCGATGCGTTGCCCGTAGCCCGACGTCTTCGGATAGGGCTCGAGGAGCGGGAACCACGTCAGCTCACGCATACGGACCTCCGTATCTACTGATCTGCTGAACCGTCCTCACCAGGGCCTCGGTCATCGAGGTCGTCCCACCAGACTCGCACCTCGAGGCGCAGGCCGCCCCGGCGGTAGCGCCACACCGCGGCGCTGAGCACGGCGCCCAGGGCGACGAGGCCGACGGCGACCGCGGCGGCGGCGTCCACCTCATGCGATCCTCGTGATCCGGATGTAGGCGGGCATGTAGTTGCCGACCCCGCCCGGGCCGGCGGCGACGGTCCCGTTGCCGCCCCCCTGGGTGGCGGCGAACGAAAAGGTGTGGCTCCCCGCGGCGGGGGTGAGACGGCGGGTGGCATGCACGGGGACGTACATCGACGAGCCGGCCGGGTTGGTGACCAGTGCCAGGCGCCCGATCGACGCGCCGTCCTGGTAGAGCCAGATGTGGACCAGGCCCGAACCGGCCACCGCGGCGGGCACCACCGCCGGCGAGAACACCTCGACGAGCACCGCGGTGGTCCCGTCGAAGGTGACCGCGGGGGCGGCGACGACGAGGTCAGCGGCGGTCTCGGTGGTGTTCGCGATGGTTTTACCGGCGGTGATCTGGGCGTAGGCGAGCTCACGGGGTAGTTGCAGGGCGTTGATGGCGTCGGCCACGGACTTGCCCCAGGCCGAGGTGATCGTGGTGTTCGGGGTCGGGACGACGATGGCCACGGCGAGGCTCCTTATCGGTGGTCCCAGGGGGACTGGTCCCACAGGGCGCTGTCCCAGCGGCTGTAGCCCTGGGTCTGTCCGCCGGGGGCGCACTTGAGGGTGAGGGTCCACTGGTCGAGGGTGATGTGATGCGAGAGACCGTCGACGGTGGCAAGCACCTCGAGCGTCTCACCCCACCGCGACCGCACGAGCACGATGCGCGAGCCCAGGTCGACGAGATGGGCGAACTGGTACCAGTCGTCGTCGTCGGTGGGGACCCCGTCGATCGGCGAGATGCTCACCTCGGCGTTGGCCAGGCGGGCCAGCATGAACTCGGCGATCGTCACCGACCACGTATCGGTGGTGTGGATGAGATCGGTACGGGCGGTGGTGCGGGCACCGTGGCGGGACACGCTCACCGGATCCGACACGGTCTGTGACGTGCCCCCCACCCGGGCCACGGACACGACGTTCTTCACGTGGTCCCGGTCCGAGGTGACGCTGAACGAGATGGGGCACAGGGTGCCGGGCGCCTCGTTGGCCTCGTCGGTGAACACCGCCAGTGGCTCGGAGAGCTCCGGCGCCTCCATGCCCGGGGGGTCGACATAACGGATCACCCCCGCCGGCGTCGCCCACAACACCCCGCCGTCCGAATCCGCGGTGAGCCACGCCTCCTCGAGCGCGCCCTTGGCCAGGGTGGTGGCCTGCAACGGGGCGACACCGGTAGCGAGCTGGCGGTCGATGAACGCGGGGAGCGCGGCCTGGTCCATGATCCGGGCCAGCCTCGGCCCCGCCGTCTCGTTCGCGCCCTGGGCGGGTTGCTCGAGCCCGTTGGCATCGCCCAGATAGGACAGCGCGTCGGTGGCGGTGAGGTTCACGGTGGATTCACCGCCGTCGTCGGTCTCGCTGATCGTGCGGATGAACCCGGTGTAGAGCGGGCCGGTGGCGGTGGCCACCCGGATCGGGGTATCGGGGCCCAGGACGGGACGGCCCATGTCGGACCCGTTGGCGTCGATGGTGTTCCACGGCGAGTAGGTGCCGGCGGGGTTGTCGAGCTGCAGCGAGGCCCGGCCCGGGGCGGCGTGGTCGAGGGGCCCGCCGCGGCCCCGTTCCACGGTGACGCCGGAGCAATCGCAGGAGACGTCGACGAAGTTGCCGTAGTCGATGCTGTCCCATTTGTCCTGATCCCACTTCGCTTTGTCCCACACGTCCTTCGCCCGGGGCAGGGCGAGGGTGACGTGCACGAGGTCCGCGCCCAGCGCCGTGCCGGGGGCGGGCGGGGGGATGGCCGGCCAGGGGATGCCCATCAGCGGACCGCGACGGTGAGGGCGCCCATGGGGGCGACGTTGCGGGAGAAGCTCGTGACCTGGCGGGCGACGTCGTAGCCGTCCGAGCCAGGGGGCATCACGATAGTGAGCGCCCCGAACGTCGAGAAGCGGGGGATGTCGGGGACGTCGATCCGGTTGCCGCCCAGGCCCGGGATCCACTCGGGGAACGTGAAGCTCAGCGCGCCGATCGTGTTGTTCCAGAGGTCGGCGATCGAGTTGAACGCGATCCGGAACGGTTTGGTGATGAGGTCGGCCAGGCCGACGAGCGCGGCGGTGACGAGCCCACCGATCTTGTTCATGAGGTCGATGACAAAGTTGATGCCGGTGCGGACGGTCTCCTTCACGTTGTCCCAGGCCCCGGACCAGTCGCCCTTGATGATCGACGTGACGGTACGGATGATGCCCATCACGATGTTGAGCATCCCGCCGACGATCGTGGCGATGATGTCGAACGCGACGCGCACGACCGACATGATCGTGTCCCCCCACTGGGCCCACATCGCTTGGATGATCCCGAGCACGAACCCGATCACGGTGAAGATGATCCGCAGGCCGGTACCGATCGTGTCGATCAGATAGCCGATGAGCGGTCCGATGATGGCGACGACCCGGCTGGCGAGGGCGGACACGAGGTCGATGACGGCCTTCACGAACTCCATGATCTGTTCGCCGTGCGCGGCCCAGAACTCCTGCAGGGTGGTGACCACGGTGGTGACGATCTCGGTGATCCGGGTGGCGAGGGTCTGGACCGTGGTGATGATCGTGGTCACGACCTCGATGATCGTGGTCCCCCACTGGGCCCAGAACGCCTGCAGGCCGGCGATCGCCGTTTTGATGATCGTCGTGGCGATGAGGATCTCGGCCATGAGATACGTCTTGTAGAGGTTCACGATGAACCCGATGATCGTGAACAGCTCATCGGACCACTCGGACCACAGGTCCATGATCACACCGAGGACCGTCTCGAACACTTCCTGCAGTTGGGTGAGGGTGGGCTGGATCGCCTCCATGACCTTCGGCCACTGCTCCTCGGCCCAGGCCACGAGGGTCTCGAACCCGGGGAGGACCTTGTCGTTGATGAACGCGCCGATCCCGCCCATCACCGGCAGCAACTTCGCGCCGATCGATTCCTTGAGCTCGTCGAACCCGATCGCCGCTTTCTTCAGGCCACCCGCCGAGGTGTTGGCCGCGGCCTCGCCGGCGCCCTTGAACGTCTCCTTCGCCTTGGAGAGCGTGTCCTCGAGGGACATCGTGTTGCCCTCGGCGTCCTTGGTGGCGATCCCCAGCTTGGACAGCCCGGCGGTCGAGCCGAGCTGGGCCTTGGCCAGGGCGTCGGTGACGGCGCCGAGGTCCTTACCGGACCCGGCCGAGATGTCGGTGGCCAGGGCCAGGAGGTCCTGGGCTTTCGCCGTGTCGCCGGTGGCGGTGGCCAGGGTCGAGAGCGCGGGGCGCAGCTCATCATCCGCGATGGCCGCCGTTTTCGAGAGGGCCGAGATGTAGTTCTCGGCGCCGGCGACCGCCTCATCGCTGGCGCCGGCGGCCTGGCGCAACTGTTGGGCGAGCTGCGCCGCGGCAGCCTCGTCCTCCGCTGCAGCGTTGGCCAGGTCCATGCCGACCACGGCGAGCCCGGCGACCGCCGCACCGGCGAGGGCGGCCGGGCCGGCGATCCCGGCGAGGGCGCCGCCCATCGACTTGCCGGTGCCCTCGACCGACTTCTCCGCTTTGTCGCTGGCGCGTTCGAGGTCGCGAGTGTCGCCGGTGAACTTGACGGCGATGTCACGGTCGGCCACGGATCACCTCAGTCGGGGAGGTTCCCGCCGGCCGCCCACTTAGCGGCGAGCTCGTCGAGGGTGGCCAGGTAGGCGCGGCGCAAGGCGGGCATCTCCCGGCGCAGCAACGGCCAGAACCAATACCCGGTCTTACCGAGCCACGGCGGGAACTGCTGAGTCGTCGGCCGGGCGCCGCCACCGAACTCGTAGCCGAAGAACACATCGCCGGCGGTCACCTTGCCCGTCGACGATCGGACCTTGCGGGACCCGCCGGCGGTGAGCGCCGGCACCCGGTCCGACTTACGCTTCACCGACCCGGCGCTGAGGCCGGCGCCTTTGCCGGCGTTGGCCGCGGCGGTGTTGAGCATCCCGACGATCCGGTCGACATGCTGGCCGGCGGCCTGGCGCAGCTCACGGTTGGCGTCCTTGCCGTACTTGTTGAACGCCCGGAGGGTCTCGTTCAGGCCCTCGACCTGCACCTGCACTTTCACCGGTGCCTCCCCTGGGCCTGGCGCTGGCGGGCGTTGTTGGCTTTGAGCACCGCGGCGGCGGTGGCGATCGAGCGCGGATCCTCGTCCCACCAGTCCCGGGGGGCGGTGTGCGTCGCGATGGCGAGCTCGATCACGGTGCGCTCGACGGATCCGCGTCGGTAGGGCGGGCCTGGGAATCCTCCTCGCGCACGATCGACCACGCCTCGCACCGGTCCATGAACTCGTCCCGTTCGATGAGCGGGTAGTCCGGGTGGTGCTTCAAGGCCTGCCACGCGAAGTCGAACATGACCTCGTAGGAGGCGATCCCCGCCGAGCGCAGCTCCTCGTCGAGCTTGCCGCCACCGCCGGCGATGGCCCGCAGGCGGATCACGTCGCCGGGCCGGTTCACCACCCGCAGCTCCTTGCCGTCGATCGTCACGTCAAACGTGAACGAGAGGGAGAGCTCAGTGGTCACGCCGCGCTCTCCTCATAGGTCGTCTCGTCGTCGGCCTGGTCCTCGTCGCCGGGTGGCGCCTCGGCGGCGGCGACGGTGATGGGCCCGAAGCTCGGGGGCCCGTCGAGGCCGAGGGTGAGGCTGGCCTCGGCGATCTCCCCGGCGGTGCCGCCGAACGCACCGGGT